AGCTAAGAGAAGATATGTCACAAAAAGCTGATGCAGGTCTTAAAGCAAAAGGCAAAGACAGAAACGGAGCAAAAAAGAATAGGTGGATATAGATGGCTAAATCAACAGTAAATAAAGCAGGTAACTATACAAAACCTGGTATGCGTAAAAAAATATTTAATCGTATAAAATCACAAGCATCACATGGGACCGGCGCTGGACAATGGTCTGCAAGAAAAGCTCAGGCTTTGGCAAAAGCTTATAAAAAAGCTGGCGGTGGATATAAATCATAATGGCACTAGCTAAATCACAAAGGAGTTTAAAAGCATGGGGAGATCAAAAGTGGAGAACGAAATCTGGAAAAAAATCAAGTGTTACTGGAGAGCGTTATTTGCCCAGTGCAGCGATAAAGAGCTTATCTCCACAAGAATATGCTGCCAGTACGAAAGCGAAAAGAAAAGCTAAAAAAGCTGGAAAACAAGTATCTAAACAACCAAAAAAGATAGCTAAAAAAACAAGAAAATTTAGGCAATTTGCATAATGCCTTTTAGATCTAAAAAACAAAGAGCATATCTTTATGCAAATAAACCTGAAATGGCAAAAAAATGGGCTTCAGAACACGGAAATAAGATTGTAAAAAAGAATTCAGGAGGGTATATAGAGGTTTACCCGAGAGGATTTAGTAGAATGCTCCCGAGTAAAAGACAGAAAACTAAAATATTTGTATAAGGAGAAAGTATGTCTGAAGTTTTAAAAAAAAGAATACGTGAGCATGAAGGATTTAGGGATACCCCTTATCTAGACTCGCTTGGGAAGGCTACCATCGGGTATGGCCATCTTATTACTGATGAAGATGAATTTGAAAATGGCAAACAGTACAGCAAAGATGAATTATTAAAATTATTTGATAAGGATTTTGCAAAAGCAGAAATGGGTGCTGATCAATTAGTTGGCCATATTCCAGAATTACATATTGAAGCAAAAAATATAGTAACGGAAATGGTATTTCAACTTGGGACACAGGGGGTTAGAAATTTTCGTAATATGATTTCTGCACTTGAAGAACGCAATTATTCTCGGGCAAGCGCCGAGATGCTCGACTCACGTTGGCATGCGCAGACAAAAAATCGTTGCGAAAGTCTCGCTAAGCTGATGTCTCAATGCGTATAGAAAATTTTTTTACATATTATAAAAAACAATTAATAGCTAGACAAGACCAAGTAAAACAAGCTATATTACAAGGTGTAAAAGATTGGGAGGAATATAGGTATTTAACAGGTAAGTTACATGCCTTAGAACAAGAAGTACAGGAACTCACGGACCTGCTAAAGAAAACGGAGCTAGAAGATGAATAAACCTAAACTAATTGTCCCAAAACACGTATGGGATACTAAAACCCCTGAAAAAACAAAAAAAGAATTAGAAAAAGTACCACAACCTACTGGTTGGAGAATGGTATTATATCCTTTAAAACTAGAAAGTAAAACTTCAGGAGGATTACATCTTACTGATGACACGGTAGAACAATCTCAAATTGCTACAAATGTTTGTAAAGTTTTAAAGCAAGGACCGAGTTGTTATAAAGATGAAACAAGATTTCCTGATGGACCTTGGTGTAAAGAAGGTAATTGGGTTCTTATTACAAGATATGCAGGATCTCGTATTAAGATAGACGGTGGTGAACTAAGAATAGTCAACGATGATGAAATACTGGCAGTCATTGATGACCCGAGAGACATTTTGCCAGCAAATATTTTATAACATGGAGGCACCATGCCAGAATCAATAACACCATCTTCAGAAAAGCTTGTACCAATTGATACATCAGGTAACGCTGTAGATGTAACATTAAAAGAAGATAAGAAAGAAGATGTAGTAGCAACAACGGAAGAAGAGGCTCCTGTTGTTGAAGTAAAAGAAGAAAAAGTTGTAGAAGAAGTAGTTGAAGAAAAACCTACAGTAAAAGAAAGTAAAGAGGAAGAACTTGAAGAGTATAGTGCAGGCGTAAAAAAACGTATTGATAAATTAACTAAAAAAATGCGTGAAGCAGAAAGACGTGAACAAGCTGCTATTGACTATGCAAAACAAGTAAAAGAAGAAAACGATAAAATGAAATCTACTAATGTTGTTCAAACAGATGCAATGTTAGTGGAAAGAGAAAAAGCTTTAGTTAATCAAAAAGAATTTGCAAAACGTGCTTTAGAAGCAGCAATGACGGCTCAAGATGTTGAGAAACAAGTAGCTGCTCAACAAGAAATAGCTCGTTTAACAATTGAAGATGAACGATTAAAAGTTTCAAAAGCCAAAGCTTTACAAAGAAAAAATCAATTAGAAACACAACCTAAAGAGGATATTAATCAGGCTATTGCAGCTTCTGACGGAGGTTCAACTCAAAAAAGTCCTGCTGATCCTAAAGCAGTAGAATGGGCTCAGAAAAATGAATGGTTTGGTACTGATAATCCCATGACATATACGGCTTATGATATTCATAATCAATTAGTTCAAGAAGGTATTGATCCTAGAGACGATGAGTATTATAATGAAATAGACAAACGTATAAGAAAAGAGTTTCCCCATAAGTTTAATGATGGAGGGGAAGTTAATAAACCGAAGCAAAAAGTTGCCTCGGTTGTACGAAAATCGGCCTCAGGCCGCCGCACTGTGAGACTCACACCTTCACAAGTAGCTATCGCAAAAAAACTTGGTGTGCCCTTGGAAGAATACGCAAAACACGTGAAGGAGGCGTAAATGAATACTGAAAATAAAACAAAAGTTGAACAAATTAAAAAGACCTCACGCAAAGCTGAAACCCGTGAAAAGGTTGCTCGTAAGAGAGGATGGGTTCCTCCATCAAGCTTAGAGGCACCAGAACCGCCTGAAGGTTTTCACCACAGATGGGTTCGTGAATCGTTTAGAGGTGAGCCAGATGAAAAAAATATTATGGGTCGTCTCCGTTCGGGTTACGAATTTGTTATGTTAAGTGAGTATCCTGATCGACTAGACTTACCGTCTATCGCTGAAGGTAAATATAAAGGTGTAATAGGAGTTGGTGGGTTATTATTAATGAGATGTCCGATCGAGGTCAAAGAAGATAGAGACGCTTACTTCAGGCGCTTAACCGACGATCAGATGGCTTCAGTAGATAATGATCTAATGAAAAACGAGCATCCAAGCATGCCGATCTCAAAAGAGAGGCAAAGCAGAGTAACCTTTGGTGGAAAAAAAGACTAATTAGTAGGATTTTTGACCTCCAAAACTATTAAAGGATGACAATATGGCAAATATTGATAGTGCATTTGGTTTAATTCCAATTGCAAAAGTTGGTCAAAATCCAAATAATGGTGGTTTAACTCAATACTCAATCGGTGATAATCAAAGCACAGCTATTTTTACAGGGGACCCCGTTAAATACAAAAACGATGGTACAGTTGAAGTAGCTACTGCGAGTGACGCATTGTGCGGTGTATTTAGAGGATGTTTTTATACTGATCCCTCTACAAGTAAACCAACATGGAGACCCTATTTTCCTGCAAGTACATCACCTGGTGATGCAATAGGATTTATAGTGGATGACCCTCAACAATCATTTATAGCTCAACAAGACTCTGATTCAGTCAATCTTGTTGCAGCAAATTTAAACGAAAACTGTAATCTGGTTTTCGGAGCTGGTAACACCGTTACGGGTGTTTCTGGTGTTGAAATAGATTCAAGCAGCAAGAATACTACTGCTACTCATCAAGTGAGATTAATTAGTTTTTGGGATACCCCAAGCAACGATACTACTGCTAATAACAGTGTTTTCGTAGTTAAAATTAATAATCACCAACTTATGGGTGGTACTGGTACTCAAGGCGTGTAATAGGAAAGGGAATAGATTATGGCAATTAATAGAGCCCAGCTCGCCAAAGAGCTAGAACCTGGCCTGAACGCACTGTTTGGACTAGAGTATAAAAGATACGAAAACGAGTCTGCTGAAATTTTCAGTCAAGAATCTTCTGACAGAGCTTTTGAAGAAGAAGTAATGTTAGTAGGCTTCGGTGAAGCAGCGGTAAAACCAGAAGGATCTGCAGTAGCATTTGATACTGCAAAAGAATCTTTCACTGCAAGATACGTTCACGATACAATCGCATTAGCGTTTGCGTTAACGGAAGAAGCAGTAGAGGATAACCTTTATGACACTTTATCTGCTCGTTACACTAAAGCTTTAGCAAGATCTATGGCTTACACTAAACAAGTTAGAGGAGCGAATGTGTTAAACAATGCATTCTCTACTACTGGTGGTGATGGTGTTACATTAGCTAACACAGCACACCCAACTACTTTTGGTGGCACTTTCTCAAACAGAAGTGCAACAGACGCAGATTTAAATGAAACCTCATTAGAACAAGCGATGATTGATATTGCTGGTTTTATCGACGAAAGAGGACTAAAAATTGCAATGAATGGAAGAAAATTAATTATTCCTGTAAACATTC